AAGTTGCAAAAAGATTTCCAGGTTTATCCGAAGCAGAATTAAGTAAAATACAAGAAACACAAGGATATAGTTCTCAAACCATGTACGGTTGGCAAACTTACGATCCTAACACTGTTCAGGTTTTATTTTTTGAATACAAAACATATAACACACAGGTGTTTAAAATAAAGCATACAGATCAAGGATTACAAAAAGCATTAGTTAAAGATGATCAATTTAACCCACCAGAGAGTGATATGTTTGAAACTGTTTCTAGAAAAATAGAAGTATTATATCAGGGAGCAAAAATTATAGGTAACAATCAGCTTATAGAGTGGAAGATGTCTGAAAATATGACAAGACCTTTTTCTGATACTACTAAAGTAGAAATGAGTTATACTATATGTGCACCTAGAATGTACAAAGGAAGAATTGAAAGTTTAGTAAGTAGAGTAACCGGGTTTGCTGATATGATTCAAATAACTCATTTAAAGTTACAACAAGTTATTGCTAGAATGGTACCTGATGGTGTATTTTTAGATATGGACGGTCTTGCTGAGGTTGATTTAGGTAATGGTACTAATTATAATCCAGCAGAAGCATTAAACATGTATTTCCAAACTGGTAGTATTGTAGGTAGATCTTTAACTCAAGAGGGTGATATGAATCCAGG